ACGCAGGCCTTGTACTCTCCATGCTTTCAAAAACATCACGCAATGATTTATCAGTGTAATCATGCGTTGCTTGTGATGTTTTCAGCTTTGACATATCAATAGTGACAGAATTATCTGCCGTCTATGAGGCCATTTCTAGGGCCTAAAAATCTATCTTCACCATATTTTTTACTGACGATAGCGAATGCCTTTTTTTTCGTATCATCACCAGCGCCATAAACATTGCACCAGCTTTGCCATGCTCTTGGTGCTATTTCCGTTATTGGTAATCCAATCAATGAGCACGAAGCCTTAATACGACCTACATTCTCTCCAAACGAGAATATGGATACGCGACCATCCTTTGCTTGAGCGCCAACCTTTTCCAATGCAATCTTTCTTATCCATCCCTTATATTGAATCAGTAAAGGATGGATTATCAGTTCTGGTGATGCACTCAAATCATGCAATTCGATGATGTTCTCATCTTTATCCATGATGCAGATAGCACCTTTTTTACCTGGATCTATTCCTACAATCAAATCAGAATGGCACGTCATCATGATATTTATCATCCACATCTTGCCAGTTAGTATTCAAATCAATATTTTCAATTGGCTGTCGAATTACTAAATGGTCAAAAATGCGCCCAGCCACATTGTTATATTTACCATTTTTTTGCAGCATGATTTTAGCTGGTGGAACCAAAACTACATCACCGCCAACAATCAAACCAATCAAATCAGTAATGCCGCCATTATTTAGCTTTTCTTTGATCGACAAACTAGATGTAACATCACCAGAATCTAAAATATATCGGTGGATCTTGAAATCAGGCAGCCACTCAGAAAAGACACTGATACCACAATAATAATCAATTTTCAGTGTATCAGCTTTGCCTAATCTAGACTTGTGGCGTGATACAGACATCGATTGCACATCAGTCCATACTGGCTCTTGTCGTTTTGCAGAGATTATTTCTAGACCCTTAGCTGCCTTTTCATCAATATTGATTGAGCGATTAACAACAAACTCAAAACCACACTCAGGGCAAATTTTAACACCGATAGGAATTTCATTTGTATCGCATTCTTGGCAGGTTCTGAACGGTGATTTTTTGCTTGCACCTTCTTTTCTGACTGGTGGTTTTATATCTTCAATGGGGCCATGTGTTTCAATGTTTTTGCCATAATCCAACAACAGAGCGCCTTCTGTTTTGTTAGGATGAGATCTCAAAACGCGCCCAACCATCTGAACCCATAAAGCGGATGATTGCGTTGCCCGCAAACAAATCATGCAATCAGCATTTTTTGCATTAAATCCAGTGGTAAGGCAAGAGACTGAAATCAATGCTCTGAATTCATATCGTTTGAACTCTTCAATAAATTCAGCTCTATCGCCTTTATTGGTTTCACCAGTGATAATTTTATTTGAGATTGAATTCTCATCTAAGATTTGACTGATGTTATGAGCGTGCTCAACAGATGTAGCAAACACAATCCAACTCCGGCGGTGTTTGGCTAATTGAATAGCCTCTTCTAACGCAGGCCTTGTACTCTCCATGCTTTCAAAAACATCACGCAATGATTTATCAGTGTAATCATGCGTTGCTTGTGATGTTTTCAGCTTTGACATATCAATAGTGACAGAATTATCTGCCGTATAAATATCGCAAAGAGCGCCTTCATTGATTAATGTGGTTATTGAAACTTCGTAGACAATTCGAGAAAAAAGAGCATCTTTACCAACACATAAATCACCCCCATCAAGACGCCAAGGCGTGGCGGATAAACCAACCACTTTTACTCTTGGATTTATTTTTTTCAAATCATCGAGAAACTGGCGATAACGACCAGCACCCCTATTTGATACGGTGTGGTTTTCATCAATGATGATTAAATCAACATGCCCGACCCTATCCGACTTATCCCAAATAGACTGAATGCCTGCAAAAGTGATTTGATTGCGCAATTGCTTCTTACCAATACCAGCAGAATAAATACCTGCATCAGCACCAGGATATTGGCCTAACAATTCATCGTAATTTTGCTGCAGTAACTCCTTCACATGAGCAAGACAAAGGATCCTTTGTGTTGGCCAGTTATGGCAAATCTCTTTAATAAATTCCGCCTGTATTAAACTTTTACCGCCACCAGTTGGGATTTTTAAAATCGGATTTCCTTTCTTTCCAGATGAAAAATAATTGTAAACAGCATCAATAGCCTCACGCTGATACCATCTTAAAGTCAGCATCTTTAATCCTTTTCTTTAATTAAAAAATCAATCAGTAACGGTCGCGTTAAAAATATCTTTCGCTTCGGTGAACGCATCATCATTGATTAGAATTTTATTCATCCTAGTTAATTCTTCCGATGTGTAACCTTTACCGCCAACTACAACATTTTTAAAGTGCTTTCCAGAATCAGCCTGATACAAAATATCATCGCCATCAACACCAAGGCATTCACCATAGGTAACCAAGCATGGAATAAACAAATGATTATCACAGCCTTTCGACTGATACTCAGCAGGTACATTCTGATTATATCGCTCGCATTTCCAAGCGCATTTATCACCATCAAGCAATGGCGTTGAGTGTAAGCATGTTCTGCAATTCTTTACAGCGCATGATTCGCCATCACATAGTGTTTTGTAGGTACATGAATCGCATTCTAGCGTAGTTTTTGCGTCCGGCATGGTGTTAGCCTGGATAACCGGCTCAAATCCGCCAATGATGATTCCAGCTAGATTTTTATCAAGTCTTACCCTGTCGGTGAACAACTCACCAGTATTGCGATTTTCAGCAATAAAAAAAGCACGCTCAACACCAAACAAAAACATATAAACCTGGATTGTTCGGAATTTTTCTATGTCGTGATTCAATATCCCTTTTTCACCAATATCTTTGAATTCAACATCAGACATGGATGACACAAAAAGAATATGTTCTTTATTCGGAGAATCGGGCAAACCAGACATGATGACAGCATCAACCTCACCAGCCACATGACCATTAAAACATTCGGCTTTCCATTTCTTATCTGTGCGATGGTCTAGCTTTTTAACATTAACACCAGCATGATAAAGCCTGTCTAAAATTCTATCTTTTGCATTCTCGGACATCGAATTAATGGATAATTCTTCTGCACTTTTTTTCGCATTCAAAACACAATGGAATTGAAACCATTTTTTTCTCTGGCAATCACTACCGCAAGACTCAATCTCTAACGAATATGGAAAACCTTTATCTGCATTCTTTTCTAAATCTGACCTCAGCAACTCAACTGCAGGCGACAACATCAATCCAATATTAGCCATGACCTAACATCCTTTTGTTAATTCATCAACTTTTTATTTCTTCGTCTTTTCAACAAAACAAAATCTACATCTTGAAATCGACATGACATCAATCTCGCGCTTCACTTCTTACTCACTCTCACCCACAAGGGCTATATCTCTATAGCCCTTTAAGTTGAGTCGTGATTTATTTAGCCCAAGGCGCTTGACCAGTCGGGGCTGATTGTTGAGCTGGAGCTGCATTACCAAACGGCGATGATTGGCTAATTGCTGGTTGCGGAGCCATTACCTGAGTCTTTGCAACATTTTCAGGAGTATATGGTAAGTAACCATTCATACCATTTTTAGCATCATAACCGTCTTTAGCTGGAATCACTTTCACCTTACCTACAAGTGGTTTGTAGTGCAGTTCCTGCGTATCTTTAGGGGCGATAACACCAACCACATCGCACATGATCGCAAAGTCACGGCGGGCCCATGCTTCTGTATCTTTGTTTGCATTTTGAATGTTGAAGCTTTCAAAGAATTTACGACCCTTGAATGTACCTTCCAACACTTCAAACTTAGCAGAAATCATGTGGCCAGATTTAGTCGGTTTTAGTTCGGAATCAACCAAATGCAGCACATAGTAACCAGCAGGTAATGGCTCGAAAGTCTGTGTTTTGTCATAAGAAGATGAATCAAAACCATTAGCGCCAAACAGATTTTGTAAATTAGACATTTTGTTTTCCTTCAATT